CCCGAGGTCGACGGACGAGCCGCTGCCCACGATGTGCACGGGCGGACAACAGGCGCTTGCCACCCTGCCGTTCATCGCCGAGTTGCGGGGCGGGCACTCCGACGCCAGCGGCGTCTCCGAGCCGCTGGCCACCGTGTGTGCCTCGGGCAATCACCACGGCCTCGTCACGCCGCCGGCGTTCTACCTGAAGAACTACGGCGACGGCTCCGACCCGTCGATGATGCACAAGGTCACCGACCCGCTGGGCACGGTCACCGGGACCGATCACCACAGCCTCGTGCGCCTCCCCTTCACCGTCGACTACCACGGCAATGGACGGGCACAGCCGGTAGACCAGCCGCTGCCCACCCAGGACACCCGGGATCGCCACGCCCTCGTCGACCCCGGCGTGGCCGTCGAGGACTGCGGGTTCCGCATGCTGGAGCCGCACGAGATCGGCAAGGCGATGGCGTTCCCGTCGACCTACGAGGTGCTCGGGAACAAGCGCCAGCGGGTCAGGCAGTACGGCAACGCGGTGACGCCACCGGTGATGTCGATGATCCTGGAGCGCTGCATTGCCAGCCTGAGCGGGGACCAGCGGTGACGGCGTACGCCGAGTTCCTCGCCAGCAAGCGCAGGATCGTCCACGACGCCGGGCGAGCGGTCGAGCCGGGCCAGGTGCATCCCAAGCTCCACGACTGGCAGGCCGAGGTCACGGCGTGGGCCGTGCGCAAGGGTCGGGCGGCGCTGTTCGAGGATTGCGGGCTCGGCAAGACAAGGCAGCAGCTCGAATGGGCCCGCCTGTCGGCCGACACGAGCCTTATCCTGGCCCCGCTGTCGGTGGCCCGCCAGACCGTGCGGGAGGCCGAGAAGATCGACCTTGAGGTCCGCTACGTGCGCCACGGCGACCAGGTCACCGGGCCGGGCGTGTGGATCACGAACTACGAGATGGCCGACCGTTTCGACCCGGCCACCTTCGGAGCGCTGGTGGCCGACGAGTCGTCACTGCTCAAGAACGTGGACGGCAAGACCCGTCAGATGCTCACCAAGCGGTTCGCCTCCGTTCCCTACCGCCTGGCCTGCACCGCCACGCCGGCGCCGAACGATGTCGCCGAGCTGACCACCCACGCCGAGTTCCTGGGCATCATGAGCCGGGCCGAGATGCTGGCCGCCTACTTCGTCCACGACGACGACGGGTGGCGGCTGAAGGGCCACGGCGCCGAGCCGATGTACGCATGGATGGCGACGTGGGCCACGGCCATGCGCCGGCCGTCCGACATCGGATACTCCGACGAGGGCTACGACCTGCCGCCGCTGTTCATCGTCCCCGAGGTCGTGCACGCCGAGGTCGACGCCGGCGAGCAACTGTTCGCCACCGACCTGGGCGGCGTGGGCGGCCGCGCTGCCGTGCGCCGATCGACGCTGGCCGCACGGGTGGAGCGGGCTGTGGAGTTGGCCAGCGACGACAACCAGTGGATCGTGTGGTGCGGGCTGAACTCGGAGGCCGACGCCGTGGCCGACAAGGTGAAAGGTGCGGTCAACGTCGAGGGTTCATGGTCGGCTGACGCCAAAGCCACGGCGCTGGAGGCCTTCCAGGACGGCGACGTGCGGGTGCTGGTGACGAAACCCAGCATCGCCGGCCATGGCATGAACTTCCAGAACTGCTCTCGCATGGCCTTCGTCGGGCTGTCCGACTCGTGGGAGAGCTACTACCAGGCCATCCGGCGCTGCTACCGGTTCGGCCAGACCGAGCCGGTGCGAGCGCACATCGTCGTCAGCGCCCTCGAGCAGCAGATCGTGGACAACGTCCGTCGCAAGGAAGAGGAGGCCGCCCGGATGACCGAGGCCCTGGTTCGTCACGTCACGGTGCAGCGGGTGGCGGCATGATTCCCCTCAGCGAACGGGACCGAGAAGTGCGGGACCTTGAGGAGGCTTACCTTGAGGAGACAGTCGAGGGCGACGGGTGGCGCCTACACCTGGGCGACTCGTGTGAGTGGCTGCCCCGGTTCGAGCCGGCGTCGGTGGACTTCTCCGTGCACTCGCCGCCCTTCGCCAGCCTCTACACATACAGCCCGAGCGCCCGGGACATCGGCAACTGCGCCACCCTGGCCGAGTTCGTGGCGCACTACCGGTTCGTCATCGACCAGCTACTCCGGCTGACCAAGCCGGGCCGCCTGGCCGCCGTCCATGTGGCCCAGGTGCCGACGCAGAAGGCCCGGGACGGCTACATCGGCCTGGTCGACTTCCGGGGCGCCGTCATCGCCGCCTACATCGACGCCGGGTGGATCTTCCACGGTGAGATCACCGTGCAGAAGAACCCCCAGGCCCAAGCCATCCGCACCAAGGCCAAGGCGCTGCTGTTCGTGCAGATGGAGAAGGACTCGACGTGGTCCCGGCCGGCGCTGGCCGACTACGTGCTCCTGTTCCGCAAGCCCGGCGACAACGCCGTGCCGGTCACGCCGGTCGTCAACGGCGAGATCACCCGAGAGGACTGGATCGACTGGGCGCAGCCTGCGTGGTTCGGCATCCGGGAGAGCGACACCCTCAACGCCGCCGCCGGCCGGGACGACGACGATGAGCGCCACATCGCACCCTTGCAATTGGGGCTGATCGACCGGTGCATCAAGCTTTGGACGAACCCGGGCGAAACTGTGCTGTCTCCGTGCGCCGGGATCGGCTCCGAGGGCTACCAGTCGGTGCTGCGAGGCCGGCGCTTCGTCGGGGTTGAGCTCAAGGGGTCGTATTTCGCCACGGCGTGCGACAACCTGCGTCGGGCCGCCTACGAAGCTGCCCTGCCGACGCTGTTCGATGAGCCGGCGGAGGCCACCGCCTAGATGGTGACCCCCCCCCTCAGTTCGTCGGAGGTCTGCCGCCTCACGGGCGTGACCGTTCGCCAGCTCGACTATTGGGTGCGCATCGGGCTGTTGAGCCCGTCATTGCGTGCCGGCTACGGCGGGTCGGGCGACCCCCGGCGGTGGAGCGAGGCCGACGTGGCCAAGGTGCGGGTCGTCGCCGCCATCATGTCGGCCAAGGGCAAGGACTCGACCGGCAGCCTGAGCCGCATGGCCCGGCGGGTGCTGGAGGAGGTCGACGCCATGGCCGCTGACGGGTTCGTGGTCGTCGACGCCGACGGTGCGGTGACGTGGGCGGCCGGTGGGACGGAACTGGCCGAGGCGTGCCGGACGAACGGGCCGGGCTGTTGGGTGCTCGACCTGGTGGCGCTGGCCGGCGCAGCGAGGGAGGCGGTGGCGTGAGCGCCTACGCCAGCGGAACCGAGGTGACCGCCGAGCGGTCGAAGGCCGAGATCGAGCGCACACTGGAGCGCTTCGGTGCCGACCAGTTCATGAGCGGGTGGGACGCCGATCGGCGTATTGCTGTGGTCAGCTTCCGCCTGAGCGGGCGGATGGTCCGCCTCACCCTGCCGCTGCCGTCGGCCGACGACCCGATGGTCGCTCTCACCCCGAGCGGCCGGGCCCGCACGGAGGTGCAGCGGCGTGACGAGCTGGCGAAGGAGACCCGGCGCCGTTGGCGGGCGCTGCTGCTGGTCATCAAGGCCAAGCTGACCGCGGTTCAGGACGGTATCTCCACGCTGGAGCGGGAGTTCATGGCCGACATCGTCCTGCCGGACGGGCGCACGTTGTCGGAGTGGGTGGCGCCGCAGTTGGCCCGGGCTTACGAGTCGGCGGAGATGCCTGCCCTGCTGCCGAGGCCTCGGTCGTGAGCGACACAAGCCTCCAACGACAGGAGTGGCGGGCCCGGGCCGCCTGTCTCGGCGTGGACACCGAGATCTTCTTCCACGACTCGACCTATGCCGCCAAGGCCGTGTGCCGGACCTGTGTGGTGCGGGAGGAGTGCCTGGAGTACGCCCTGGTCAACCGGGAGAAGTTCGGGGTTTGGGGCGGCAGGAGCGAGCGGGAACGGCGCCGGATGCGCCGAGCGCGCCGGCTGCCGCCGAGGACGTGCCAGCGCCATGAGTGCCGGCGGCAGTTCGTCCCGGCGGCGCCGAACCAGCTCTTCTGCAACGCGGCGTGCCGCCTGGCCGACGCCGGCGCCCGCAAGGTGGCCAAGGCGAGGAGGGCGGGATGACCGCCGAACCCGTGAGCATCGACGACGCCCGCCAGAGGCGGCAGGGACAGAGCGCAGGCCGGGTGCCGCCCAACAACGTCCAGGCCGAGGAGAGTCTGCTGGGGGCCATGCTGTTGAGCCGCTCCGCCATCGACGCCGGGGCCGAGGCCGGCATCGACGCCGCCGACTTCTACAAGCCGGCGCACGGCCACGTCTTCGCCGCCGTCATGGCTCTGTATGCCCAGGGCGAGCCGTCTGACCCGGTGACGGTGGCCGAAGCACTGCGCCGGGATGGCCAGCTGGAGGCCATCGGTGGGCCGGCCACCCTCACCACGCTGATGGCGGGTACGCCGTCGACGGGCAACGCCGGCCGTTACGCCCGCATCGTGAAGGACCACGCTCAGCTGCGGGAGCTGATCCGGGCGGCCGGCGATATCGCCGAGATGGGCTACGAGCTGCCCGAGGACGTGGCCGGCGCCATCGACGCCGCCGAGCAGATGGTGTTCGACCTGCGCCCTCGAGCCGACGTGCCCACCGCCCACCAGCTTCGGGATGTGCTGGGCGAGTGGCTGGACCAGATGGAGGCCCTGGTCGACGCCGGCGGCCAGATCATCCATCCCACGGGCTGGACCGACCTCGATCATATGGTCGGAGGACTGCACCCGGCCCGGCTCGTGATCGTGGCCGCCAGGCCGGGCATGGGCAAGACGTCGTGGGCGGGGGCCCTCACCTTGAACGTGGCCCGCAGGGGCGAGCCGGTGCTGTTCGTGTCGGTGGAGATGAGTCGGGAGGAGCTGGCCGGGCGCATGGTGGCATCCTCTGCCGGACTGGTCGGCTCCAAGCTGAGCCAGGGCGACGTGGTGGCCAAGGACTGGGACCGCATCTCCGGCGCTCTGACCGCCTTGTCAGAGCTGTCCATCGACATCGTCGATACGACACCGGCGACGCTGCTGTCGGTGCGCACCGCCATCCGCCGGTCGGTGGCCCGCTACGGCCGGCTGGGCCTGGTGGTCGTCGACTACGTACAGCTCATGACCGGCCGGTCCCGGGCGGAGAACCGTCAGGTAGAGGTTGCGGAAATCGTCCGGGGCCTCAAGCTCATGTCGAAGGAAATGGCTGTGCCCATCGTGGCCCTGGCCCAGCTGAGCCGGAACCTGGAGGCCCGCATGGACAAGCGGCCGATGCTGGCCGACCTGCGTGAGTCGGGCGAGCTGGAGAACAGCGCCGACCAGGTCGTCTTCATCTATCGCGACGAGATGTACAACCCCAAGACGGAGGACAGAGGCATCGCAGAGCTCATCGTGGCCAAGAACCGACACGGCGCCATGGGGACGGTCAAGGTTGCCGCCGACTTGGCCTCCGGCCGCTGGCTCAACCTGGCGAGGGTGGGTTCCTGATGGCTGGACTGGTGAAGAAGGCTGAGGGGCTGCAGCGGTTCATGATGGACTGCGGATTCTGGCGGTCGAGGAAGTGGGTCGGCGCCGACTTGGCCGCCATCGGCCTGCAGGTGTGCGGGATCAGCTACAGCTACGAGCACGGCACCGACGGCCGGCTGCCGAAGGACGATCTGGCCATCGCCCTCGGCGTGCGGGAGAAGGACGTCCGCAAGGCCCTGCCCGTCGTCCTCAAGCGGGGCGTGTGGGCCGAGGAGGCAGACGCCTACGTGATCGTCGGCTACCACGATCACAACCCCACCCAGGCCGAGGTCAAGGAACACCGAGAGAGGAGGACCACCGCCGGCCTCAAGGGCAACCACGACCGCTGGCACAAGACCAAGGTCGACCCGCAGTGTCCGTTCTGCGACTCCCGTTCCGATCCGCCGCCGACATCGAACGGAGTCGCACCAGCAATCCCAACCGCATCCGAATCGGATCGCATTGCGGAGTCGCAAAGCAGAGTAGAGGAGAGGAGAGTAGATCCCCCTCTATCCCCCTTGTCGCACCAGGGAGGCTCGGAACCGATCGGCAACCCCGAGACCGAGAAAGACAACCCCGAACCGCCACCGCCATCGGATGAACCCGAATCGCTGGCCGAGCGACTGGCCGAGCTGTGGCCGGGACGGGAGCGCATGGCGGCCGAGTGCCGGCTCGTGGTGGGCCGATGCCTGGCCGTGGCCGACCGGTCGGTCGTGGATGAGTGCATCGGGGCCATGCTGGCCGTGGACGACAAGCCCCACAGCCCGAAGTACCTGCTGGCGGCGGTGCGCAACCGGCTGGTCAGCATCGGGGCCTATCCAGCCGGTGACGAGGCTCTGGCGTCGTTGGGGGGCAGGTCGTGAGCGACCTCAACCAAGGTGCAGGTCGTGAGGAGGGCCACATGGAACGGGTCTGCGAGATCGTGTCGGAGTGGTTTGCCGTGGGCGCCCCGGCGGTGGCCGAGATGCGAGCGGGCATCCGTCGGTCCCGGATCGCCGGCATCCAGCGACTTCACCACCACGCCCACGGTGCGGCCTGCGTCTTGGCCTGCGAGGACATCGAGGCCCGCTGACGATGCCTGGCCAACCGGCGAAGACGCCCTGCCCCGACTGCACGCCGGAGAAGGCCTGTGGTCGTCACTGCGGCGGCAAAAAGCGTGGACCCGAGGGCGGTCTGTGCCAGCTCGCCGCCGGCCAGGCGACCGACCATCCGGGCATCGGCAGGTGCTCGCTGCACGGCGGCAACACGAAGAACCATCGGGCATCCGCCAATGTCGAGAAGGCTCGCCGCGCCGCCGCCGAGTTCGCCCTGCCCGTCGAGATGGACCCGCACGAGGCTCTGCTCGACGCCCTGTACCGGCGTGCGGGAATGACCGCCTACCTGGCCGGCGTGATCGCCGAGATGGAGTCCTACGAAGACCTCAAGCAGCTTTCGATGGGATCGGAGCGATTCGAACGGCCGGCGGTGTGGGTCGAGATGTACGACACCGCCCTCAAGGAACAGGCCCGGGTGGCCAAGGCGTGCGTGGACGCCGGCATCGACGAGCGCCGCACCCGGGTCATCGAGCGCCACGGCAAGGAGCTGGACGGCGTGCTGCGCAAGGTGCTCGACGCCATGATGCGGGGCCTCACCGCCCGGGGCATGCCCGCTGACGAGCTGGCCGAGTTCTGGCGCGCCGAGGTGCCCGGCATCGTCCGTGGCGCCCTGGTGGGCCTACTGGCGCCGCCGGCTGCGCTGGGCCCGGCTGAGGAGGTGGCGTGACGCTTCGCGTGTTCTCTCACGGCGGCGGTGCTCAGTCGATCGCCGTGCTGGTTCTGGCGGCTCAAGGTCGGCTTGCCTACGACGTGTTCCTGTTCTGCAACGTCGGCGACGACAGCGAGAATCCGCTCACGATCGAGTACCACCACGAGGTCGCCGTGCCGTTCGCTGAGCGCCACGGCATCCGCCTTGTGGAGCTGCGCCGAGTCCTTCGGACCGGCGACACACGCACCCTGTTGGAAGAGATCGACCAGTTCCCACGGAGCATCCCCATCCCGGTGCGGTTGGTTGGTGGCGGCTTCGGTTACCGTTCCTGCACGAAGCGGTTCAAGATCGAGGTCGTGGCCCGCTGGACTCGCCAGCACGGGGCCACACCGGAGAACCCGGCCACATGCGGAATCGGGTTCTCGCTGGACGAGGTTGAGCGAGCCACGACGCTGGAGCGGGTCAAGCACCAACGCACCGAGTACCCGCTGCTCGACCTGCGCCTGACCCGCTCCGACTGCCGCCGCATCATCGCTGACGCCGGCTTGCCGCAGCCGCCGAAGTCGTCGTGCTACTTCTGCCCGTTCCAGACGCTTGAGGACCGGCGCCGGCAACGGCGAGAGAGTCCGGCGCTCTTCGCCCAGGCGGTCGAGGTCGAGCGCACCGTCAACGCCCACCGGGAGGCGCTGGGACTCGACAAGGCGTGGCTCTCGTCGCTCCTGGCGCCGCTCGACGAACTCCCCGACTGGCCCGGCCTGTTCGATGAGGCCGAGACGACCTGCGATGTCGGGTCGTGCTTCACATGACCCTCTTCGACCCGCCGCCGGGCGGTCGTGCCCTGTACTGCCCGTGCGGGTTGCTGTGGGCGTCTGTGCACGGCCCTCGCCCCGTCACCGACCACGCCGCCTGCCTGCTGGCCCGCCTCGGCCTCAATCGGGTGCCGTGCCTGTCCTGCGGCGGCACCATCGCCGCCGTTCCCGCCTCGCCCGAGGCCCGCCGTTGACCACCGAAGGAGCGCTCATGACCGACCAGTCCCAACCGCCCACCGACATCACCCCGGCGCCCGTCGCCACCGGCTTCAGGGTCGCCACCGTGACCAACGGGGCTGGCGAGTCGATGGTGCTGCTCCAGGCCCAGACGCCGACGGGCACCAGCTTCTACTTCCTCGATGCTGCGATGGCGGTGCAGGTCGGCAACGCCCTGCGGGCCGAGGGCAAGGCCGGTGTGCGCAAGGAGCCGGCGCTGTCCCTGCCGCCGCCCGGACTTCTGATCGTGCCGGGACGATGAGGTTCATCGACCATCCCCCGGCGCCGATCGGTGAGCACGGAATCGCCGGTGCATGGTCCGTCCGAGATGCCATCGACGAGGCCCGCCGGCCGACTGACGAGCCACGCTGCGCCTTCGACCGCTGCCAGGCTGGTGGCGTCATCCTGCCCAAGGGCCATCGGGTCATCGGTGGAGGACAGAACCGGGGCAAGGTTTGGCACCCCGGCTGCTACGACGCCGAGCACGGGCTGGTCCTGCGCACCGAGGGCAACGTCGTGGTCGAGCGGGCACTGCCGGCGTTCCAACGGTACGGACCGCTGCGCTGGGTTGATCCGGCTACCGCAACGCCAATCGTCAGCGGGTCATGACCCTCGTCGCCCTCATCCTCGCTGCCGCCCTTGCCGGCGCCGTGATCGGCTGGGCGACGAACGACCTGGCGCGCCAGCGCCGTCAACAGCGGGGGCGGGAGTGGACGCCGGCCGATGACGACTGGCTCGACCGCTGGGGCATCTGGCCGTGACCCTCGCCGCCAACCCGTGGCAGTGGGTGGCCGATGCGTGGGCCGACCCCGCCGACTCGGCGGTCGACGCCTTCGAGGTGTTGGGCTACGAGCCGAACTGCCTGCCCCGGATCGCTGCCGCCAAGGAGGCTGGGTTCGAGACGCCGGTGGATGCCAAGAGGTCGGGCGTCGACCTGCCCGAGCCGTGCGGTCGCTGCCCCCAGGAGCAGTTCCACGCCGCCACCGAGGACGACGTGCTGTTCGGCGGCCAGGCCGGCGGCGGGAAGACGAAATCGCTTCTCATGGAGGGCATCCGGGCCTGCGTGCGCTACCCGGGCATCTGGGTGGGCGCCTACCGCCGGACCTATGACGAGCTGGCCGAGTCGCTGCTCAAGGAGCTGCAGAAGCTGGCCTACGCCATGGCGCTGGGCGCCAGCTGGAACAAGACCGAGAAGGAGCTCACATTCCCGATGCGGGCGGGCAAGGTCTCCAAGTTCCGCTTCCGCTACGCCGAGTCGATCGACGACGCCGTGCGCCGCCAGGGCGGCGACTACCAGCTCCTGCTCGTCGACGAGCGCACGCTGATGCCGCCGGGAGTGGTGCCCGTGCTCCAGGAACGGCTGCGTTCCAGCGACCCCGACATCCCCGTGCTGGGCACCCGCTGCACGGCCAACCCGGGCGGGCCCGGCCACGGCGAGACGAAGGCGGCCTACATCGACGCCACCGACGATGGGGCCAAGGTCGTCACCGATGAGCACGACCGCACCCGCCGGTTCATCCGCTCGAGGCTGTCGGACAACCCCTACCTGGACCGGGACCAGACCTACCACCGCACCCTCGACGCCATCCCCGACCCCGCCCGGCGCAAGGCCATGAAGGAGGGCGACTGGTCCGTTTTCGCCGGCCAGTTCTTCGCCGCCTGGTCCCGTGAGCGCCACGTCGTTGAGCCGATGCCGCTGCCGGACGAGTGGGACCGGGAGGAGGGCATCGACTACGGCTACGCCGCACCGTGGGCCGTGCTGGTCGGCGCCTTCGACAACGACGGCCGGTGCTGGATCACCCACGAGCTCTACGACACCGGCGTGGGCCAGACCGACCAGGCCCGGCGCATCCTGGCCACCGAGGCGGGCGCCGGGATCACTCCCGCCGCACGCCACGCCGACCCGTCGATGTGGGCCAAGACGGGCGAGGCCAACTCCAACGCCGCCATCTACGCCGATGAGGGCTGTGTCTTGCGCAAGGCGGTCAACGACCGGGTGAACGGCTGGTCACGGGTGCTGGAGTACCTCACCGACCTACCGGCGTGCGACTTCCACCGGGCCAAGGGCTGGGAGATGTGCCCCCGCCTGCACGTGTTCTCCTCCTGCGCCAACCTGATCCGCACGCTGCCCAACGCTCCCCGGGACAAGAACAAGCCCGAGGACATCGACACCACCTGCGATGACCACGCCCTGGACGCCCTGCGCTACCTGCTGATGGGCCGGGGTGTGCCCTTCGTTCCGGCGCCGCCGATGGAAGACACCCAGGAGAACGCATGGGCGGCCGGAGCCGGCCTGGCCGACGTCGACGGCTGGGACGACGGCGGCTACGGCTACGACAGCGGGTGGGGGCGGTGATCCGGGTCACCGTCGAACTGTTGCCCGGAGGCGATGAGCGCCGGCCGCAGAAGATTGGCGAGATGAAGATTTGGAACCAGGCAGCGACGCTGCCCGCTGCCAGTCGGTACGGCTTCCGGTACAACAGCAACGGCGAGACTGTCACCGGCGACGACGTGGCGCATCGACGGTCGCTCAACGTGTTCCGGCTGATCCAGTCCGTGCTCAACCACAGCGAGCCGCATCCCGGCTACTGCCACGCATGCCACCGTGAGAACCCCGAGGTACCGCCTGATCGGGTGCATCCCGCCGTACCATCGCAGCCGTGAGCGCCAACGGGTACGCCGACCTCGGCGAGGAGACGATCGAGAAGGCGCGCTCCGCCGGCGGCCTGGCGTTCACCGAGATCGGGACGACGGGCCTCCAGCACCAGGGCGGCCAGCTGTACGAGGAGCAGCGCCAGGCCCTCGCCGGCGACCGGGGCACAGCCGTGTTCAAGGAAATGTCTGAGGAGGATCCAACCATCGGCGCCGGCCTGCTGGCCATCGACCTCATGGTGCGAGCGGTGCCGTGGGACTTCGAGCCGCCGCCCGACAGCGGCAAGGAGGGCGAGCGCTGGGCCGAGCTGTGCAACACGGCCATCCACGACATGTCGATGAGCTGGCCCGACACGGTGAGCACGTTCTTCACGATGGTGCCCTTCGGCTGGTCGTATTCCAACGTGGTCCTCAAGCGCCGCGACGGCGAGCAGCCCTACCGTCCCGACAAGCCTGACGCCCCGGCGTCGAGCGACTACGACGACGGCCTGATCGGCTGGCGGGTGATGTCGCCCCGCTCCCAGGACTCGAAGCTGCGATGGGAGCTCGACAGCCGGGGCAACGTGCGGGGCATGTGGCAGCAGATCCTGGGCGGCCCGGCGGTCATGGTGCCCATCGAGCACTCGGCGCTGTTCCGCACGTCGACCAAGAAGAACTCGCCCGAGGGCACGTCGGTGCTCCGGTCGGCGTGGCGACCGTGGCACTTCCTGCGCCAGATCGAGGTGTTCGAGGGCATCGGCATCGAGCGGGACCTGGCCGGCCTGCCCGTGGGCGGCGCACCCTCGTCGTACCTGGCAGAGGGCGCCTCGCCGGCGGAGAAGCAGACCGTGGCCGTCATGCGCCGCATCCTGTCCAACATTCGCCAGAACCAGAGCGCATCGGTGCTGTGGCCCTCCGACCTGTACGAGGAGTCCAAGGCCGAGAAGTTCCCGCTCAAGCTGATGACCTCCGGCGGCCGGCGCCAGTTCGACATCGACGCCGTGATCATGCGCAAGCGGGTCGAGATGGCCTCGTGCATGCTCGCCGACTGGCTGTTCCTGGGACATGAGCCCAACGGCTCCCGGGCCGTGGCCGAGCCCAAGATGGAGCTGTTCCAGAAGGCCCTCGCCACCTGGACCGACGGCGTCGCCAACATCTTCGACGCCCACCTGACGCCGCGCCTCATGCGGGCCAACGGGGTGTCGGCCAAGCTCACCCCGAGGCTGCGGCCCGGCAAGGTGAAGCAGGTCGACGTCGAGCGCTTCGCCGCCGCCTGGTCCCAGATGGTGTCCACGGGTGCCATCACCAACAACGCCGAGACGGAGAACTGGGCCCGGGACCAGGTCGGGGCGCCCCCGATCGACGAGGACGAGTGGACCCAAGCGCAGAGCGGCTTGGTGGTGCCGAAGGAGATGGCGGCGTGACGAAGGCGAAGCGCATCTCGCCCGGCGACGGCGATCCTCGGCACGGGACACACAACGGGTACCAGAATCTCGGCTGCCGTGGACCAGATTGCACGGCGGCGAAGATGGCCTACGAACGCCAGCGGGGAGCGGAGGGCCATCACGAAGGCGACCGGCTGCTCGTCACCTGCTGGTGCGAGGACGGCATGGTATTCGTGCGTGCGGCCGACGTGCGAGCCGGTCGCACCGGTAGCTGCGGCAAGTCGTCGTGTAGGGCGACGGTGGCGGCATGAGCGTCGTGTCAAGCCGCAACGACGGTCCGCCGGAGTCCGGTCCTCGGGTCGAGATCGAGACGCTGGAGCAGGCCGCATTCTGGATCGGCGTGCTGCATCGTCGGAGCGTTGTCGACGCCAGGGAGATTTCGCGGCTGGCCGAGCGAGTTCGCCGGTTGGAGTTGCCATGGTGGAGGCGGTCACGACGGGACAGCCGATGACCATCGTCGCCACCCGCGCCTACCGTCCCGCCCCGAAGCCCACACCCGACGCCATCGCCAAGGCGGCCGGCGACGAGTCCCTGGCCCGCTCGCTGGCCGCCGCCCTGGCCGCTCCGTTCCTGCTGCTGGGCTCCACGCTGGCCGAGCTGTTGAGCCGGGGAGACGACGACCCGTCCTCCGGCATCGACTGGTCCGGCATCCGCCGGCGGCTGCTCCGTGTCGTGCGCCCGGCGCTGGCCGACGTGGCGTTGCGGGGCATGGACCGGGCCAGAGCCGACATCGGCGTCTCCTTCGACCTGGTGCCCGCCCGGGCCCTGGCCGTTGCCGAGGCCCACGCCAGCGAACTGGTGGACGGCATCACCGCCACCGCCCGAGACGCCGTGCGGGCGATCATCGTCCGTGGGCTGCGTGAGGGCCGCAGCGTCGACCAGGTCACCGCCGATGTGCGAGACGTGATCGGCCTGCATCCCCGCTGGGCCAACGCCGTGGCCAACCGCCGGCGGGCGCTGGAGTCGGCGAAGACGCCGATGTCGGCGGCCCGCATCGACCGGCTGGTGGGGCAGTACCGATCAAGGCTGCTCACCCACCAGGCCCGCACCATCGCCCGCACGGAACTGCTGCGTGCGTCCAACATGGGGGCGATGGAGGGCTACCGGGCGGCTGTAGCCGCCGGTGTGTACCCCGACGGCGTCGTGCGAGTGTGGGTCACAGCGCCCGAGTTCAAGCGCAGCAGCGCCGAGGATGGCCGCATCTGCCTCATCTGCCGGCCCATGTCCGGTGTCGAAGTCGAGGGCCTGACCGAGCCGTTCCAGACGCTCGCCGGCCCGGTGCTGCACCCGCCGGCGCATCCGAACTGCCGGTGCCGACTCATCGTGAAATCCGCCACCCCGAGAAGGAGCGCCGCATGACTGCCTTCGCCCTCATCGCCCTCGCCTACTACCTGATCGGCGTCGCCCTCTGGGCCGTGGCTCGCTGGTCTGACCGCAAGTGGCCGAGGGAGGACAGCACCGGCCCGATCCTGCTGGTGCCCTCCGTCACCCTGTGGCCGGTCATCGTCTACCGAACGTGGCAGCACTGCCGCGCCGAGGAGGCTCCGCCGGCATGAGCGACGCACCGATTCCCTTCCCCCGAGGCCAGTTGCGCCCCGGCGACCGGGTGGCCGTCGATGATCGGCCGAAACCCAACAACCAGGGCACCGTCGAGGAGGCTTGGGACGACGGCATGCTGCGGATCAACTTCGACGACGGCGGGTCGGCGCCGTACCCCGCCAGTGAGTGTCGGAGGATCGGGTAGTGGGGAACGGACGGGTGCAGCTGTTCCGCTCGGCCGTTGTCACACGGGTCGTTCAAACAGCATGGTGGGGGGACGGCCCGAGACGGGTGACCGGCGTCTGCCTGCGGTTGTGGCCGTCACGCTGGGTGCTCCTGCTGTTCCCTCGCCGAGGTCCATCGACCTACGAGTGCCCGTCCTGCGACCGTCAGTCAGCATGACCGCCCTCGCCATCGTCATCGGCATCGCCCTGTTCGTCGTCGGCTTTGTCGCCCTGCTCGAACATGCGTGGAACAGGATGGGCCGGTGACCGACCACGAGCTGACCACGCACGACCTCGCCACACTGGAGAGCGTCGAGCCGGTGGCGGTGTTCGGCGACTGCTTGTGCGGACGGTGGAGCTACCAGCGCCGTAACGACGACGGCGAGGCGCAGGAGCTGGTCGAGTTCGAGTTCGCCCGCCACGCCGCCGGCTTGTCCGAAGGAGCGGCTGCGCCATGATCGAGGTGCTCACCATCGTGATCTCGCTGGCATCCCTTGCCGTCTCGGCGTGGACGATCTCGGTAATCCGGCGCTCCAATCGTGAGATGCGAGAGCGGATCTACAACGGAGGACCACGGTTCTGATGACCGCCGTCGACAAGTCCGCATCCGACAAGGCCAACCCCACCGGCGAAGTCCGTGCCCGTCACCTGATCCGCTGGTACAACCGTGGCGCCGGCGGCCGCATCCAGTGGGGCAAGCCGGGCGACTTCGATCAGTGCGTGAAGGTGGCGGCGAAGCACATGCGCCCCGACCAGGCGAAAGGGTTCTGCCAGCTTCGCCACAAGGACGCCACCGGCGAGTACGCCGGGCCCAACGCCCACGGTGGCAAGGCTCGCAAGTCCTACGACGAGGTGCCCGCCGCCATCGTCACCACCGACGACGAGGGCAACCAGGTGGTGGTCAAGCTCGCCGGCCTGCGCCTCGACGTCGTCGACGGGCCCGGCCTGCTCATCACCTACGGTGACAAGGTGGTCGCCCTCGACGGCACCGACGTACCCGACGGCGCCACCCACCTGACCACGGCTGCGGCCGGCACCGACGGCGGCCACTACGACGAGGGCGGCCTGTCTATCGACCCCCGCATGATCAGCGGGGCCTGGGGCTACGAAGTCAAGGTCGAGGGCCGGCGGGTGCTGTGGATGCCGGCGGCCAAGGCCATCCCCGAGTGGGCCAAGGGCGCCGACCTGGTGTTCGTGACCGGCGGCGTGGAGACTCCGCCCGGCTTCCCCGCCCGCCGCATCCGCCCCGCTGACGACGTGGGCACCAGCTACCTGTTGCGCTCCGCCGGCCTGGCCCGCTCGCCCGCCCGCAAGGCGCTGCTGCGCCGCCTGGTCGAGGTGCTGAAGGGGCGGAAGGTCTCGCCGCAGATCTTCCCGAACATCGAATTCGAGGCTGGCCCCGATGAGTGGAAGCACGTCAGCGTGGACATCACACCGCCGGCCGGTGCGACGAGCTTCACGCCGACGATCACGGTGGGCGATGTGACCGGCGCCGAGGTGGCGTTGGCGTCCAAGGCGCTTGGCATGAAGACCTCCGCCATGGTGGCGCTGTACCCGCCGCCCGACGCCGCCCGGGCCATGGCCCTCGACGGGGGCGAACTGCCCGAGGACCTGCACGTCACGCTCGGGTTCCTCGGATCGGATGCCGTGGTGCGCCTGGACCGGGACAAGATCGAGGCGGCGCTGGTCGCGTTTGCCGCCGCCAACGGCCCCGTGAACGGCACGGTGGGCGGCCTGGCCCGGTTCCATGGCACCGACGACGACGGGTGGCCGTTGGTCGCCCTCATCGACGCACCGATGCTGACCGAGTTCCGCCAGCGCCTGGTCGCCACGCTGGCGGCCGCCGGCGTCGAGGTGGCGTCCAACCACATCTTCACCGCACACGCCACGCTGGCCTACGTGAAGCCCGAGGACGAGGAGGCCGCCGCCGCCATCCTGGCCGAGGGCATCGAGCCGACGCCGCTGCACTTCGGCTCGATCGTGTTGGCGTGGGGCGACGACCGCACGGTGTACACCCTCGACGGTCTGCCGCAGGCACCGCCTCCCGTCATGAAGGCTGTCGCCGGCCCGGCCATCAAGTCCCTCGATGCCAAGCGCTACACGATGGCGCCGCTGTACCCGGCCTCGCCCGAGTCACCCTCCGCCGCCCACCTCGACGCACACGGCGACTTCGCCACCGCCGAGGATCTGCAGCAGGCGGTGTGGGACCACGTCCGCAAGGGGGACCGCACCATCCGGGACCAGCACCGTGACGGGACCGCCATCGGCGAGTGGGTGGAGATCGTGTCGTGGCCGTACGAGGTCACCGTGCCCATGACCAAGGCCGACGGCACCACCGTGCAGAAGGCGTTCGCCCCCGGGACGGTGTTCCTCGGCGTCGTGTGGAACGAGGACGCTTGGCCGTCGATCCTCAGTGGCGCTCGCAATGGGTATTCCTTGGGCGGCGTCGCCACCCGCGTGGCCGTGGAGATGGCGTGAGAGCACGGATCATCGGGCATGTGACGTCGGGCGTGCTGGTCCACTTCGAGGCCGAGCGCACGGAAGCCGAGCGCCGGTCGATGCGGAGGACGCGGGACAACGGAGAGGTGGGCGACTTCCTCGCATGGCAGATGGAGACCGGGACCTTCCCCATTCAGGGGATCAGCAGCGGCGGCGGTGCCTACACGGCGGTGTTCCACGCCGATGACGCCGAAGCCGTTGGTGCATGGCTGACCGAGCACGGCGTCGTCCTGGGCCTACCCTCGTGAGCAAGTTCTACGAGCGCGCCAGCGATATCCCGAAGGTGGACTGTCCGACCTGCGGCGGTGAGCACCGCCCCGAGGCCGTGGCGATCAACTTCGCCGGTGAGATGCATGACCGGTACATCGCCGGCAACGTGTCGTGCCCGCACGGCCTCCCCTTCGATGAGCCACTTGCTGGGGGCGGCCAGGCCCCGCCCGTGTTCATCGACGAGCAACGAGCGAAGGTCGCGAACGGGTTCCCTGTGCCTGTTCGGCCGCCGGGCCACCTGATCCCGAGAGGTGAACCCGGCGTGTTCGGCGTCGTCTACAGCAAGCCGAAGCGGTCCAGCTGGTGGAAGGGCTGATGGCCGAGAACGTCCACGACATGATGACCGCCGCCAATGCCGCCTTCGATCAGTACGTCGCCACCGTCAAACCGGTGATGCGGAGCATGGCCACCTACCAGCAGGCGGCTCTCGACGCTGGTCTATCGCCGACGATTGCCGAAGCACTCACCTTGCGCCTGGCGCCGTGGCTGTTGCCGGTGCCCGAAGGTCCCGAGGACTGATGGACGAAGCGACCGAACGCCGCCACTACGCCGACCGAGTGGCGGCTTACATCAACGGCATGGAAGCGGCCATCTGCGGCGAGCTCCACCTCGACCGCTGGCCCAACTGCGACGACCAGTCGCACGCAGAGGGCATGGACCTGCTCGCTACTCTCGACCGCCCCGCTCGCTCATGGACGTGCCGGTCCTGATGGCCTGCCCCCACCCCACCGCCCACGACGAGGTGCCGTACTTCGTTCAGGCGTGGGTGCGACAGCTGCTCGATCCCGAGCTGGCCGAGATGCTGCGGGCCGCCGACGGCCGCCAGGTCGAGGTGCGCCTGCTGGCCTCGCCCACGGGCAAGGTGCGGCGCCGCCCCGAGGTGCTGTTCGACTCCGGCCGCAACCTCGATATGGTCGAGCCGGGAGACGTCGGGTAGCGGTAGGATTCGGGCGTGGACGGCGACCGATTCGTGGCCGACGAGGTGTTCCCGGCCGTGTCGATCAGCCGGCAGCCCATCGAGTACCCCCGAGGCAACTGGGGTGAGCCGTACCGCGCGTCTTGGCTCGCCACGGTGAAGCGCCGAGTCCGTCATGCCCGCTGGCTCCTCGCCCGACGCATCGCCGGCGACCAGTGGCCGAGCGACCCCGGCGACTGGGACTGATGTTCGCCCTGACCGTTCGCCGATTCTGCTTCGTGCCGTCCTGCGACTGGTACTTCGATGACGAGGGGCCGAAGGTCGAAATGGCGCACGGCGCAGCGTCCATCGGCGAGTTCGCCGACGTCGTGTTTCAGGCCGCCGCAGCGGCGCATCGCAAGTACTGGGCCGCCGTCGAGCGAGTGCTCGAAGCGCACTTCGCCGAGCACGTCGCGGCGATGGTCTCGGCGTGACTCTCGAACCCTCATTCCTGCAGTGCCCCTATTGCCCGGTGGCGTGGGAGACGCCAGCCATCCGCGACGAGGTCGGCAAGGTAGGCGCTGAGATCGCCCGGCATGTTCGTGACTTGCACGGCAGGGAGGAACTGGCACTGACCTTCGAGCGGACCGTCATTCACTGCTGACCGGCGCGTCGCTCCAAGGTTCCACCTGACCTAGCACCACCCGCTGTACCGTCTCCGGTCAGTCGAGACCGCAAGGCCGCTCGCACCCTTCTTCACCGAGGGGAGCGAGCGGCCTTCTGTCGTTTCAGGAGACCGAGTGGGACTACGAGCGAGACGGATGAAGGGCCTCAGGGTCGACGAGGTGTCCGGCGTCGACGCCCCCGCCCATCTGGCGCAGGGGTGGATGGTCCTCAAGTCCGCCGCCGGAGCCGACCCGCTCGACGACCTGAGCGACGAGCAGATCGAGCAGTTGATCAAAGCCGCCGAGGCGGAGGAAGAGGAGCAGCCCGTGTCCAAGGAACTGATCGAGTCCCTGACCAAGGCGCGGGACACCATGCCCGACGCCGCCAAGTCCCAGGTCGACGCCCTGATCGCCACCCTCGGCGGCAACGCCGGCGCTGGCGACGACCCGGTGGCCAAGGCGGTGGCCGAGGCATTGACCAAGGCCCAGGGCGAGCGTGACGCCGCCGTGGCCAAGGCCGCCGAGCTGGAGGCCGAGCTGGCCAAGGCCAACGGC